GTAGCGTTTCCGAAAGCCCCGTGGGCGAATGACATCATTGACCAGTTGGTGCGGTTTCCGGCTGGCAAGCATGACGACGCAGTGGACGCCTGCAGCCTCATCGGGCGCGCGGTCGCTGACACGTCGAGTGCCGTTTACAGGCTGGCGGCCCCTCCCAAGGGTGAAGACCGCTACGCCCGCACGCGGTCCTTGGCGGCACAGCAGAACTGGAAGACAGCATAATGGCTTATGACCAGAAAGAAGCGGACGCCTATCTTGCCGACCTCAAGCGCAAAGCGACGGTCGCCATGGATATGCTGGACCGCGCGCGCCGGGACGCTCAGGTCTGGCAGAACTACTATGACGGTATCCAGTGGACCGACGCCGAACGCCGCACGCTCGAGGCGCGTGGCCAGCCCGCCCTTGCGTTCAATCATGTGAAGCCTGCCGTCAACGCCATCATCGGCATTGTGGAGCGCGGAAGAACCGACCCGAAGGGCTGGGGCCGCACGCCGAAGGACCAAGATAGCGCCGAAGTCGCCACGGACGGGCTGCGCTATGTGGCGGACGTGACGCGGTTCCAATCAAAGCGCCGCGATTGCCTGAAGGACTTTCTGGTCTGGGGCATTTGTGCGGGCGTGACGGAAATGGGCGAGGGGGCTGAGATTGGCCTGCGCCGCATCCGGCCCGAAGAGTTCTTCTATGACCCATATTCCCGCGACACGGACTTTGGTGACGCAAGGTACATGGGCATCGCCAAGTGGATGGACGAGCAGGACATCATCGACCTCTACCCTGACCAAGCCGAAACCATCCGCACATCGTTCAATTACGACCAGAGCGCTTCCGACACCTACCGCGACCGACCGAAGGACGGCTGGGCGTGGGTGGACAGCCGAGCGCGCCGCATCATGTGCTTTGAGATGTACAAGCGCAAAGGCGGCGACTGGGAGAAGTGTGTGTTCGTCTCAGGCGGCATTCTGGAAAGCGGCCCCAGCCCCTTCCTCGACAGCAAGACCGGACGCCCGCGGTGTGCCATCCTTGCGCAGTCGGCTTACGTGGACATCGACAACTGCCGCTATGGCATTGTCAGGGACATGCTTGGGCCGCAGGACGCCATCAACAAGGCGCGTTCGAAGGCCGTGCATATCCTGAACGTGGCCAAGCTCAGGGTTGACCCCGGCGTCATCGACATTGATACGGTCAGGCAGCAGTGGGCGAAGCCGGACGGGATTATCGAAGCACGCGAGGGGCAGATTGAGGAGCTGGGCGACCGGAACCTGGCTCCCGGTCATCTAGAACTCTTGCGGGACGCCAAGGAAGAAATGCGCCGTCAAAGCCCGACACCTGGCATTGTCGGTCGGCAGGGGGCCAGCCAATCGGGCCGCGCTATCTTGGCCGAACAGCAGGCTGGCCTCACCGAACAGGCCCCGCTTCTGGCGCAGTTCGACGACTGGACGCTCAGGTGCTATCGGGCCTTCTGGGACGCCATCAAGCAGTTTTGGAACGAGCCGAAGTGGATACGGGTGACCGACGACGAGAATGCCCCGCGCTTCGTGGGCTTGAACGTGCCCCAGCCTGCCATGGACCCCATGACGGGCATGCCCCAGATTGACCCCATGACGGGCCAGCCTGCCATGCAGATGCAGAACGCGCCCGCCGACATGGACGTGGACATTGTCATCGACTCGACCCCGGACACGGCAGTCATTCAGGAAGAGCAGTTCCAGCGTTTGGCTGAACTGGTGCAAGCGGGCATGCCCATACCGCCTGATGTGCTTATTGAAGCCTCGAGCCTGCCAAAGAAACGCTTGCTTCTGGACAAGCTGAAGCAGGCGCAGGAACAGCAGGCGCAAATGGCCCAGCAGCAGCCCAATCCCGCCATGGTGCAGATTGAGGCGGAGAAGGAAAAGCAGGCGCTCATCCTCATGGCCAAGCGGGAGCAAATGGCCATGGACGCCGAAGCCCAGCAGCAGCAAATGGTCCGCCAGCAGCAAGCCGAAGACATGAAGCATCAGCGTGACATGCAGTTGGCGCAGTTCAAGTTCGTGTCCGACCGGCAGGGCCACGTCAACACCATGCGCGAGGCCAGCATGAAGTCGAGCATTCGCGCCCGTGCCACGGCAGAGCCCATGGAAGGCGACGACATGGAAGGGCCCAGCATCAGCTACCTGACACCGGGCGAGGAAGCCATGGTGGCGGCACAGCAGCAGACGGCGCAGGCCATTATCGCGGTGCAGGCCCAGACGGCGGAAGTCATGGCGCAGAACGCACAGGTCATGGCCCAGGCGGCGGACGGTATCGGGCAGGCAGCGCAGGCGATTGCACAAGTGGCCGGTGTCATGGCCGCGCCGAAGCGTTTGGTCAAAGACCCGCGCACGGGTGAGAAGCGGGTGGAAATTGTGACGGGGTCAATCAACTAATGGCCATTCAGCTATCGACAGCGGTGCGCAACGCGCGCCTTGACGCGATTGAAACCACGGTGGGGACAAGTGCCATCATCCGCATTCGCACGGGGGCTGCCCCTGCCAACTGCGGAACCGCTGACAGCGGGACCATCCTGGCGGAACTGACACTGCCTAGTGACTGGATGGCCAATGCGTCGGGCGGCACGAAAGCCTTGGCCGGAAGCTGGCAAGACCTGTCGGCCAACAACACGGGCACGGCGGCGCATTTCCGGCTTTACGACAGCGCGGGAACGACTTGCCACTTGCAAGGCACGGTCACGGCGACGGGTGGTGGCGGGGACATGGAAGTCAGCAGCACGTCCTTCACGGCGGGGCAGTCTTTCACTATCAATACGTTCACGCTTACAGACGGGAACGCCTAATGGCTGATAACGTAGGATATACCCCCGGCAGTGGCGCGACCATTGCTGCCGACGACATTGGCGGTGTGCTTTACCAGCGCGTCAAGATAACTCACGGCGCGGACGGTATTGCGCACGAAACGTCCAACGGAAATCCGCTTCCGACCGAAGAGCGCGGCGAACTGTTGGAGGCCATCGAAGCCCTGCGCATGGCGGTGCAGTCCCTGACCCGCACGCAAGGCATGGCCATGCCGGATACGGCGGGCAGGCTGCGTGTGCTGGCTGAAAACCCGACAGCGGCCAACCTCAACGTGACCGCAACGATTGGTTCTGGAACCGTCACGACAGTTTCAACGGTGACCAACCAGTCCCAGGCGGGAACCTTCGCCATGCAGGACCACATTCCTGCCCTCATGCATTTGCAGGCAGACAGCCTGCGTAGAAACATAGCGGTGACGTAATGGCCACGACCAATGGCAATCGGAAAATTCTCGACCTGAAGCGGTGGGAGTTCTGCACCCCGGCCCCGCAGGCCACGGCAGCTGCGCACTTCATTGTGTCGTCGCGTCATTATCGGCAGCAGCAGATGCTGGTTACATCTGCCACAGGCGCGCAGATGTACAATCCGAATGAGGACGGGTGGGTGGCGCTTCCTTCACCCGCCCTTGGTGGTGCCTTCGCTGCCGGAGCATGTGGAACTGGAACTGCAATCGGTCCCTCTGGCACAGCAACCAGCGGCACCACATCGACCATCGTCACGAACCTGACGCTGGCGCGGGACTTGCGTGGTTACAGCATTCACATCACTGGTGGACCTAATGCCGGTGTGACGCTGGCCATTGTCAGCAACACAATCGGCACCAACGCAACAATCACTGTCGCAGCACAAGCCAGCGCGTTCAGCGCCTCCACCACTTACCGACTTCTTACCCCACGCTGGTATATCTTGAATGCTGTTGCCTCTGCGGGCACGACGACAGCCAACATATTCAGGTTTTACGATTTTGCCACGAACGTATGGACATCTGCCGAAACTGGAGCAACGGACGGCGTAGCCCCGGCGGCAGTCATCGGAACAGACAGTCGCCTCGTCGCAACGCCATCTTGGATTGACGACGGATACAAGGCATTTGCCACGGGCACTGCCACGGCAGGCGGCGCTTCCACGCTGACCAACAGCGCCAAGAACTGGGCCACCAACCAGTGGACAAACTCTCAGATTCGAATTGTCAGCGGGACGGGTGCCGGGCAGATACGCACGATTGCCAGCAACACAGCGACTGTCATCACAACGGGCACTGCATGGACGACGCAGCCGAGCACCGACTCGGCCTACAGCATCGAGGGCAATGACGACTTCATCTACTACATGGGGTCTAACGCCGTCACTCTGTACCGCTATAGCATCAGTGGTGGCACTTGGACCACGCTGACGCCAGGCGTTGCTCGCGGTGGCGCACCGGGTGTTGGCATGTCAGGTCAGTGGGTTCACAGTGTGTCGGCGAGCGATTGGAACACCGAAAACGCCATCCTGAACGGTCGCTACATCTACTCGTTCAGAGGGGCGGCTGGCGCTTTGCTTGACCGCTACGATATTGCAGCGAATAGCTGGAGTGCCATCACATACAGCCCTGCCGTCGAAACTTTCACGACTGGAACCAAGTACGTCTACAACAATGACTGTCTCTACATTCATAAGGACGCGACGGGCCGCTGGTTCAGGTACGATTTTGCGCAGTCATCGATGGACGGTTGGAACACCATGCTGTACCCGAACGGCGCTGCGGTTCTGGGCGACACGGCATTCGACGTGACCTACAAGGACGGGGCCACGGAAATCGACTATATCTACATGGTGCTGAACACGTCCAACGTCATGCTTCGGCAGATGGTGATTTGACATGAGCGTGCAACAGTTGATTGACCTCTGCCGGTCCCGGCTTGCGCACCTCACGCAGCTTCGCACCTCGGCTGTGTCGCTCGGCGACGTGGAGCAAATCGCGGACATCGACAACCGGATTGACGAGACGCAGGCCACGCTCAACCAGCTTCTGACGCTCGTCTGAAGGCTAGGCTTCCATGACGCTTCTCACGCTGCTTGGACCGCAGGCAGCGGGAAGCGATATCAACGGCTCGCTGTCGAAGACCTTGGGGGCGGTGACGCTTTCGGGTTCCGGCACGCTGGCCAATGGCCTGACGGGCACGCTGACGGCCACGCTGGGCACGGCCACGCTGTCCGCCTCGGGCACCTTGGCGGCGGGCCTGACCGGCACGCTATCGAAGACCTTGGGCACGCTGACCCTTGTGTCGGACGGCACGGTATCGGGCGGCGGGCTATCGGGAAGCCTGTCGGCCACGCTTGGGCTGTTGACGCTATCGGCCACGGGCACGCTGTCGGGCACGCCGGTTGACGAAGGCGGCTCCAAGGGTGGCTTTGACCCTTACGCCTACAAGCGCCGGAACAAGCGGCGGGACAAGATTGAAGACGTTCGCCAGTTCATGGCGGACATTCTGGGGCGCGACCTTGAAGACGCCCCGCCTGAGATTATCGAACAGGCTGAAGAAGCCAAGCAGGCCGCACGCGAAGTGCTTGCCCTTGCGCCGACCGGCCTTGATACCGACGCCCGCGCGTCTCTTGTGCAGGCATTGGACGAAATCAACGAATTTTATCGGCTCGTCCGTGAACGTGTGCGCCTGGCGCGCGAAGCGGACGAAGACGAAGACGAAGACATGTTGCTGTTGCACTGACAGCAGACACGGGCCGCCGCCGTAGGAACGGGCGTTTTGAAGTGCCGCCGACTTTGACGGGCGTACACCCAAGGGAAAACATGACAGACGACAAGCTCTCGTTCTTACGGGACGAGCAAGGACGTTTCGCGCCGAAAGAAGACACGCAGCCCGCGCCGGAAGCCAATTCCGCGCCGCCTGCCAACCCTGAGCCGCCGCCCCCAGCGCCCGCTCTGGAAAGCCAGACCATAGCCCCGGTTCAGCCGGTTGGTGCGCCCGTACAGCCACCGCCCGGATACATACCCATGGCCGCTGTTCTGGACGAACGCGAAAAGCGCCAACGCCTCGAGCGCGAACTCGAAGAGTATCGCCGAAAGGTGGAAGCGGCTGAGAAGCCCCAACAGTTGATTGACCCGATTGCAGACCCGGACGGCTTCAACCGCCAACTGGAAACGCAACGGGCCAGGGACCGCTGGGAAATCATCACGTCCATCAGCCATGCCACGGCCTCGCGCCAGCATGGGGCTGAAAAGGTCAAGGCTGCGGAGGAATGGCTTGCAGGCGAACTGCAGTCCAATCCGCATCTCTGGACCACCGTCCAACGTCAGGTCGACCCTTATGACTTCGTGGTGCAGCAGCACCAGCGTTCCATGCGCTTGTCGAAGATTGGCGACGACGACCCTGAAGCCTGGGCACAGAAATGGGCCGAAGCGAATGGCTATGTCAAACCCCAGACACAAGCGGTGAACGCCGGGACATCTGCACCGTCCCCGCAATCGACACCGCTACCACGCCCTAGCTTGGCGTCTGCACCCAGTGCGGGCGGCAAAGGCCCCAACGTGCCCGTCGGGCCGGGGGAGGCGTTTAACGCGGTGTTCCGTTCATAAGGAACATCTGCCATGGCAGAGACACTTCTTTCGTCCGCTTTGGAAAAGCAAAAGTGGTCAAGCGAATATTTGGCTGAATATGTCCGGGAGAGCGGCTTCCTGCCTTACATGGGCCGCAAGTCTTCTTCCATCATCATGACCAAGTACGAACTTGCTTCGGAAAACGGCAAGACCATCAACATCCCGCTGGTGACGAAACTCACCGCTGCCGGTGTGCGTGGTTCGGGCGTTCTCGACGGCAAGGAAGAGCAGTTGGGGAATTTTAACTGCGGAATCAGCGTTGACTGGCTCAGGAACGCAGTGAAAGTCCCCAAAAGCACGCAGTACAAGACCGAAATCGACCTGCTGAATGCCGGTCGTGACATGCTCAAGCTGTGGTCTTCGGACACGCTGCGGGCTGACATGATTAAGTACATGGCAGGCCCGACGGTCACCACGTCTTCGGTTCCGGCGACGGATATCGTGGACAGCGACGGCAACGTCGTGGTGACGGGCGCGACGGCTGCGAACTACAATACGTGGTCGGCTGCCAACCAGGACCGTATCCTCTACGGGTCGGCCCTGTCGAACTACAGTGCAACGCATGCCACGGGTCTGGGTGCCGTTGACTCGACGAACGACAAGCTGACCGCTTCGGTGGTTTCGCTTGCCAAGCGCATGGCCAAGGCTGCAAGCCCTGCCATTCGTCCGTTCCGTCTGGAAGACGGGCGCGAATACTTCGTCATGTTCGCGGGCGCTCGCTCGTTCCGCGACCTGAAGAACGACAGCGTCATGATAAATGCCAACCGTGACGCGCGTGCGCGTGAAGGTGGCGGCATGAACTCAAACCCGCTGTTTCAGGACGGCGACCTCATTTATGACGGCGTCATCGTCCGTCAGATTGAGGAAATCTCGACGCTGATTACCACGTCGTCCACCTTCGTGGCGGCGGGGGCCAGCTCGATTTCGGTCGAGCCCAACTTCCTCTGTGGCCAGCAGGCCATGGCGGTTGCGTGGGGTCAGGAGCCAACGCCGATTACCGACACGACGGGCGACTACAAGTTCCGTCCTGGCGTTGCAATCGAGGAACTGCGGGGCATTTCCAAGCTGCACTTTGCGACGGGCGCAAGCTCGGCGTCGAAGCAGCACGGGATTGTGACCGTCTATACCTCGGGCACTGGCGATTAATTAGGAAAGGACTGAACCAATGGCTGCATATACTTCTAGGCAGTTCACCAACAACCCCAACGCGGGTGTTGGTGCTTATCCCGGCAACGTGATTGGCTTCGTTTTTGAACTCGCCGTCACGTCGGCGCTGACCGCTGCGGATACGTTCACTTTCGGCAAGGTGCCAAAGGGGTTCCGCATCCTCGGTGCAACGCTTGAAGCCACCGACATGGAAGCCGGTACCGGCGTCACCATTTCGGTGGGTGATAGCGGTTCGTCCACACGCCTGTTCAACGCCGCCACGGTGGCGCAGGCGGGAACTGCCAACTACACGGCGGCAGTTGCTGGCCTGCACTACCAGTACCCGGACGACACCATCGTCACGGGCGCAGCTGGTGGCACGGTGACCACGGGTGCGACGGGAACCGTCATCCTGTCACTGTATGGCGTCTATCAGGGACTGCCGTCCTAATCATGAAGGCACGGGGGCGGGCTTATGTCCGCCCCTGGCCGTTTTTGCGACGGAGAAACCATGCTTATCAGATTCACAGGCGGCACGCTGGACGTGGCCGACCTTCCCGACGAGACCACGGTTTACGGGATTAACTTCCCGCGCAACCAGTGGGTCAATGTCGATAATGCGCATGCCATTGGCAAGCTGAAGGCGCACCCGCTTTTCGAAGCCATGGACGAAGAGGCCGACACGGTCATGGTCGAGAACGTCTTCGACGCGCCCAAGCCCAAGCGCGGACGGCCCCGCAAGGTCGTGGCTGACGAGGCTGGCGAATGACAATCACGAACACAGACCTCTATCAGTTGGTCGGCGAGGAGCTGGGCCTGATTGGTCCGGGTCAGGCGTTGTCGGCAGACGACCGCGACCGCATTGAACGGCGGGCCGACAAGGTGCGGGCATGGCTGATTGAAGAGGGTCTGGTGTACTGGATTGACAGCGTTATTCCCGACGCGGCAGCGCTTCCTTACGCACAAGTGATTGCGGGCCAATGCGCGGAAATCTATGGGCGCGGGCCGGGCAGCGAAATTCCCTATGCCTTGGGCGATACGGGTTATCGCCTTCTCGAACGGCATGTCAGCCAGCGCAGCAGCAAAGAACCTGTCGTGACGGATTATTTCTAATGCCGCGCATTCGTGTCCCGTTTGGGCGAGCCTTCAATGTCGGTCGGTCGAAATCGGCTGGCATGACATCGCTTGTCAACATGTACGGCGAACCTGTCGAAGGCGAAGGGCGCACCGACTTTGTCTGCTATGGCACGCCGACGCGCAGCCTATTCGCCACCATTGGCGGGGGGCAAGTGCGGGGGCAAATCACGGCGGGCGACCAGCATTACGTGGTGGTCGGGACGACCCTGCACGCGGTGACCGGAAGTGGTTCAACCACGGCACTCGGTACCATTGAAGGCAGCCTGCCGGTCGACATGGCCTACAACGGCGCGCAGATTGATATCGTCGGCGAAATCAAATCCTACCAGTTTGACGTGCCGACCTTGGCCTTGAGTGAACATTCAGGGGGTGGGTTCGAACAGGCGTCAAGCTGCACGTCGATTGCCAGCTATTCGCTGATTGCGGTTGCGAACTCCGGGCGCTTTCGCTGGAAGCTTATCAACGACACGACGTTCCCGGCCAACAACTTCGCCACGGGTGAAGCGGAAAGCGACAATCTCGTCGCCATTCGTGCGGTTGCCAATGACGTGGCACTACTGGGCTCACGCTCCGTCGAATGGTGGGGGCCGACCGGCGACAGCGGGGCGAATGCCTTCGCCAAGACCGCAACGGCTGCGGCCAATATCGGCTGCGTTGCTCGTGACACGGCTGTTGTCGTTGATAGTGGTCTGACATGGGTGGGGCGTGACGGACGGGCGGGCGGGGTCAGCGTCTATCGCGCCGAAGGCTACGCGCCGCGCAAGATTAGCCCGCCGGAAGTGGACAACTATCTGGAACAGGTGTCCGACCTCTCGGCGCTCAGTGCCTTCACCTACCAGCAACGCGGGCATTTGTTTTATGTGCTGACGCTACCCAACGAATGGTCCTTTGCGTGGGACATATCGACCAACCTGTGGTCCTACCGGAAGTCAGGCACCTGGCCCATGGGGTCGGACGCAACGGGCGGCTGGGACGCGCGCAACCTGACCTTGAACGGCCAGCGCCAGGTGGTCGGCTCGAGCGACGGGAACCTTTATGAACTCCTGGCTGATAGCTATGCCGAAGGGGGCATGGGGCTGGTCAGGGAAGCCACCAGCCTGCAACTGCACCATGACGGCAGGCGTGCATTCATGTCACGTCTGGAACTTGATATCGAAGCCGGTGTGGGTTTGGTGACGGGGCAGGGGTCCAATCCTCAAGTGCTCGTGTGCTACTCGGACGACGGCGGGCGGACATGGTCTGACCCGCGCCCTGCGTCCATGGGGCCAGTGGGGCAAACAAAATGGCTTGCGGTCTGGTTTGGCTGCGGCAGCTATCGTCACCGCATTATTCGCTTTCGCGTGTCCGACCCGGTGAAGGCCGTGTTTCTCGGCGCGTGGGCAGACATTCAGGTAGGAACCAACTAATGCCGAACATGCTTTCAAAACTGGGCAACGGTCAGGGCGGTATCAACGTCAATGACATGCAGCGCCTCAAGGCCATGCAGAAGGAAGCGGAACTGGAAGCGTACTACCAGCAGCAGCGCGAAGCCGAACGCCAGGCGCTTATGGGGTCGCTTCCGCAAGGCGCGGCCCAGCCCCAGCCCGAAAGCATTCGTGATTACATTGCGCGCGCGCAGGGTGTCATGCCGAACACGCAACCCATGCCGCGCCCGCAATCGTCACCCTTCCAGAATTTCCTTGCATTGTTTGGGCGGGAGCGCGGGCAGGACCCCCGCGCGGCCATGGCCGGGAGGGCGGGCAACATGGCAATGAATAACCAGCGTATCATGCAGCGCATGGACGACGCCGCGCGCATGCGGGCCCGTCAACGCATGCTGGACGGATACTGAACTTATGGTGCGCCGCGTCAGGCCCAACGTGCCCGCAAAGCTGCACGGGGACGACCGGGAAGTCTTGGGCTTTCTTCAGGCCATTCTGGACTATGAGGAAAGCCTTATTCCGGTGGGCGGGTCTATCAAGTACGCAGGCACGCCCAATGCGCGCTTTCTGACGAAGACCGGGCAGACGGTCAGCAAGGCGGATTATCCCGACCTCTGGGACTACGCCCAGACCGACGCTGCCTATGTCACCACGGCCACGACCGTGACCATTCCCAATGACCCGGACTTTATCGTGAGGGTGCGGTGAAGCGACAGCGCATTGTCCAGCTATCGACCGACGCCACCTTTGCCAATGAAGTCCTGAACGACCCTGAAGTCCTGCCCTTGGTGGCCTTTGACGGCACCACGTCAATCGACCTGGCACCGCATGTGGGCGTGAATGGCAACGTATTGCTGACAACGCCGCACGGGGGCTTCCTGTTTATCCGGCAGGAACCCGGCGTTTATCAGTTGCATACGTTCTTCCGAAGGGAAGGGCGCGGGCGGCATGCGCTGCTTGCGGCCCATGACGCGGCGGACTTCATGTTCGTGCAGACGGACTGCCTTGAAATCCTGACGGTGGCCCCGGACGACAATCCCTTGGCTCATCCGCCCCGGCACATGGGCTTCGTGCAGGACTTCCGGCGGGACGACTTGTTCGTGCGCAAGGGCATTCGTATCGGGGCCAGCTTCCATGCGCTGCGGTATCCAGACTGGATAAGGCGCGCAACGTGGCTGGAAGATTTGGGCAAGTCGTTTCATGACCGGCTCGACGCACGCACGAAGCGCGATGACCCGCATGCCGACGACGCGGAGCATGACAAGCGGGTGGGCGCTTGCTGCGCCATGATAGGGGCGGGGCAAGTAGGCAAGGCATGCCTGCTTTACAATCGCTGGGCCATGTTTGCGGGCTACATGCCGATATTGATTGAAAGCCACGACCCGCTGATTTTGGACATGGGCGAAAGCCGCTTGAAGATTACAGACGACCGAACAGATTTTGAGGTGTTGCCATGCCAGTAGGTGCAATCGTAGGAAGTGCCGTAGTCGGCGCGGGTGCCAGTGTTTATTCTGGCAACAAGGCCGCCAGCGCGCAGAAGAAAGCCGCGCAGCAGTCGGCAGACATTCAGCGCCAGCAGTACGAACAGACACGCGCCGACCTTGCACCCTATCGTGACACGGGTGCTACCGCCTTGGGCCGCTATGGTGACCTGCTTGGCATGGGGGGGCCGGACGCCTATCAGGCAGCCCTTCAGGGCTACACGCAAAGCCCGTTCCTCGCCCGCATGGTACAGGACACGGTCGGCGCTGTAGACGCTTCGCGCGCCGCACGCGGTGGCCTGTTCTCGGGCGCGACCGCGCAGGAAATCGGCGACCGCACGGGCCAGCTTTATCTCGGCGACTTTAACAACTACCTCAGTCGCTTGGGTGGCATGGTGGATACGGGCCAGAACGCCGCCGCGCAGACGGGCAACTTCGGACAGAACGCCGCCGCTGGTCAGGCCAATGCCTATCAGGCTGCGGGCAATGCACGGGCGCAGGGCTACATCAACACGGGCAACAGTATCAACAACGCGCTCAGTCAGGGCGCGCAGTTGTACGGCGCTTATCAGGGCGGCATGTTCAACAAGCCGCCTGCCGCTGCTGGCTCGACGCCTTACATGTGGGGGATTTAATGGCAGAACTCGTGCAACCCAACATTGTCGGCAACTTCCTGAATGCCTATCAGTCTGGCCTTGAGCGCCAGGAGGCCCAGAAGGAAGCCGAACGCCAGCGCATGCGGCAGGACCGTTCGGACCAAATGTCGGAACAGCAGTTCCAGTGGCAAATGGACGACCGCCAACTGCAAGAGGCCATGCGGCGCAAGGAAACGCTCGCGCGTGCGGCCATGGCACTTAATACCCCTGAGAAGTGGGCCGCAGGGGCACCACAGGTTATGCGCGAATTGGGCATGGACGGCGAGGTTCCCGGCTTTGACCAGCGCGACCGCATTATCAGCGAGTCCATGACGATTGGCGACCAGCTAGAGCAGCAGTGGAAAGAGCGCGGCTACAAGCTGGACGAAAAGCGGACCATGGCGCAGGTAAGGGCGTCAAACGCAAACGCGGCGCAATCTTACGCGGCGGCGGCGGCAAGCAGGCGCGGTGGTGGCGCAAGTGGAATTGTCAGCAATGAACTAATCGACAATGAAGCAAAAGTTCGTGGCGAATACACTGGGCAGCTAAAGGACTTCGTCAGTGTGCGTGACGCCTTTGGTCGTGTCGCCGCCGCAGCCGAAGACCCAAGCGCAGCAGGCGACTTGGCGCTTATCTTTAACTACATGAAAATGCTTGACCCTGGGTCCGTTGTTCGTGAGCAAGAATTTGCAAACGCGCAGAATGCCGCTGGTGTCCCTGAGAGGGTGCGGGCTGCATACAACAATGCGTTGCGGGGCGAGCGACTGACAGATAACACGCGCGGTGACTTTCTTGACCGCGCTGGCCGACTGTTCTCAACGCAGTTGGATACTGCCAACAAAACGCGCGAGGTATACGGGTCACTTGCTGACCAATATGGCTTCTCCAGGGACCGGGTTACCCCTGACCTTTCGCTGGGTGTCACCACTGACATCATCAGGCCAAAGGCTGCACCTAAGTTTACGGGTAGCGGCTTGCTCGGCAACGGGTACCCGTCTGCACCCGCTGACCAGCAATCTATCGCTGACGCTATCGTGGGGATTAAAAGATAATGGCCGACGCCCGCACAGACGCCTACGCCAAATGGTTAGTGGAGAACCAAGACAAGAAGGACACGCCAGAGTTCAAAACCGTGGCAAGCGCTTACAGGCAGTTGCGGCAAGGTGGTGGGACGCAAACAGAAGACAGGCCGTCGCCTTTAATACGGTTTGGCGCTAATGTGTGGGAAGGGGCGGCTAGCGTGCCTGGCCTTCCCGTGGAAATCGCGGCACTAGCAAAGGGCATTCCGGTTGAGCAATCAAATTTTGCAGGGTGGGGAGCAAAGGGTTGGTCAGACTTTGCAAACCGAAACATCCCCGGCGGGTTGCCATCAAGAAAGCTGCCCCCGGCCCAAGGTGACGTTGAAAGATTTGCCGACAAAGGCGGTCAGTTCTTCGGGAGTGGCGCAGTCTTTGGCCCGTCGGCCATGGTTTCTACGGGCACGTCGCTTATTGGGTCCGAAGTTGGCCGCGTTGCCGACCAAGTTGCTCCTGAACTCACTGGCGGTTATGGAGAAGCTGTTGGGGCTGTCGTCGGCGGGGTCGCCCCGTCAGCTTACAGGGGGCAAGTCACATCGCCAACCCGCGCAGCCCCCAGCGCAAAAGAACTTAAAGACACTGCCAGGGCCTTCTACGACCAAGCAGATAACGCGCAAGTCGTAATCAATCAGTCAGGCGTCACCCGCATTGCGCGCCGCATTCGTGGTGACCTTGGGCGAATGGCTTATCGGCCTGCCTTGCAGCCAAAGATTGGCACGCTTTTGGACGAAATCGACACGTCCATGCAGGCAGGAAATGTCACGCTGCAAGACCTTGACGGTATTCGTCGCGTTGCCCGAAACATAATGACCGGGACTGCCGACGCAACTGAGCGCCGCATGGCAGAGATTGCCATCGACCACATTGACGAAGTGATTGATTCACTGACACCAGCCGAAGTTGTAGCTGGTGACGCCCAGGGTGCTGCGGAAGCTCTCAGGGCCGCGCGCGATGCGTGGAAGCGGGCTTCGAAAGCGGAAGTGATTGATGACGCAGTTGCGCGAGCGGAAAACCGTGCGTCAAGCACAGGGACGGGAGGTAATACGGAAAATGCCGTTCGCCAAAACCTTCGCGCCATTCTTGATAGCCCAAAGAAGCGCCGCCAGTTCTCGCGCGAAGAACTGAAGTTGATTCAGGACGTTGTAAAGGGAGGGCCAGTGCAGAATGTCATGCGCCTGATTGGGACGATGTCGCCTGACAAGGGCTTTTTCCCACTGGTTGCCACGTTGGGGGCAACAGCCATGAACCCGTCAATGGCAATTCTTCCGGCTGCGGGAATGGCTGGCCGCGCCGTTTCTGAAGCCATGAACGCGCGCAATGTACAAAGGCTGTCGGAGTCCATTCGGGCAGGAGGGGCGGCGCAGCAACTGACTGCTTCGCAGCGGTCTGCCCAGATTGTGCAGGAACTTGCAAGGCGAGCCAAGTTGATGGCGGAGCCGGGGGCTGTGGCGACGGTTGGCCCAGCAAATCAGGCGCAACTTCAAAAGCAATAATTCCAAGGAAAGAACATGGCTCAACTCTTCTGGCTTTCCGGCCAACAGCTTTCTGACGGCAACGGCGCTCCGCATATTGCCGCAAAAGCCTATTTCTATGAAACAGGAACAACCACCCCGAAGGCGACTTATTCCGACGCAGGATTGACTAGCGTCAATGCAAACCCTGTGGTTGCAGACGCGAACGGGCGCTTCGGGGACATTTACCTCGTCGCCGGGAGGTATCGTGTAGTTTTGACCACCAGCGCCGACGTGGCGATTGACACGCTAGACCCGGTGGACGGGACAAGCCAGATTATCAGCGTGGCCAGTGCGCCTGCGACCGCCTATCCGTTCCTGCGCTATCACAACACGACGGACGGGAATGTCTACCGCCGCAATGCAGCCAACAGCGCCTGGATTCTTGAAGGCGGGGTGGACAGCCTTATCAATGCTGCCAATGTGTCTGAAGTCCTGACGGGCACCGACGCGACCAAGGCGGTGACGCCGGACGCGCTTGCGGGTCTTTGGCAACGGGGGACTGACATTGCGTCGGCCAGCACGCTTTCGCTCCCGGCGACGGGGGGCGGGGTGTTTACGGTCACGGGCACGACCACGGTCACGGGTATATCGACAGGCTCGGGCGGGCGGCGCGTATCGTTGCGCTTTGCCGGGGCGCTGCAACTGACACACAACGGCACCAGTTTCATTCTGCCGGGTGGGGTCAATATCACGACCGTGGCGGGCGACGTGGCGGACTTCATTAACGACGCGGCGCAGGACGCGACCGGGTCGAACTGGCGGTGCGTGAACTACCAGCGGGCTTCCGGTTCGCCCGTCAACAACGCGGACTTCATTGCAACGCAAGCGGACATGGAAGCCGCTTCGTCCACCACGGCACTGGTAACAGCAGGCCGCGCAAGGTTCCACCCCGGTGCTTCCAAGGCATGGGTTTCGTTTGTGGCGCGTGGAACTGACGGCGCTTGCACGATAAGCAGCAGTCATAATGTTACTGGCGTCTCACGTTCTGGGGCCGGAACTTACATCGTGACCTTCACAAATGCCATGTCCAGCACAACCTACGTTGCCGTAGGTACGGTGCAGACGACGATAGGCAGCAACATCCTTGTCACTTGCAATTCGCTGGCGACGACAACGTGCAACATTTTGTGCCAATCGGCCAGCGCAGGCAGTGCCCAAGACGTTGGAACGGTGCATGCAATCTTCATGGGCGACCAGTGACCCATGCTCAACACCCGAAGCCTCACCGCGCTGAAAGGCGTGCATGGTGACCTTGTGCGCGTGGTCAAGCGCGCCGCTGAACTTAGCCCCACGCCGTTCATTATCACCGAAGGCTTGCGCACGGTCGAACGCCAGAAAGAACTGGTCGCCAAGGGCGCGTCGAAGACCATGAACTCGCGCCACCTGACAGGCCACGCCATTGACTTCGTGCCTGTCGTCGGTGGGCAAATCACATGGAAGTGGCCTGCGTTCAAGCCGGTGGCGGACGCGTTCAAGAAGGCCGCGCAGGAACTCAAGGTGCCCATCGTCTGGGGCGGCGATTGGCGGACCTTCAAGGACGGGCCTCATATCGAACTCGACAGGAAATCCTACCCATGACCACGATTGCAGAGCTTCACCAGGACGTTGGAAAGCTGCAGGGCCAGGTTCTTGGCCTGACCAATGAAGTCACCATGCTGCGGGCAGAAGTGCAGACGCTGACCAGCATGCGGCACGAGCTTCGCGGCGCACGCTACGCGATTGTCCTTGGATATTCCGTGATTGCCGCTGTCGCGGGATTGCTAGCTTACTTTGGCATCAAGTGGACGGCAACCTGACATGCCGACACCCAGTCTGAATCCTGAAGTGTGGCTGGCCAGAAAAGCAAAAATCGAAGAGGCATTGAAGGCAGGATACGTTCCGGCTGGACAAGCGGGAGGCCACGGCAAAAATGGTGCCATTCAGGCCGCTGCCAAGGCGCTGAACATTTCGCACACGACGCTACACAACACCATTGCCCGCGCACAGCAGCTCAAATATGAACCAGTAAACTGGAAACTGTATAAAGGCCCGGCGAACGCCGAAGTGCAGCCCGCGCCGCCTGACATCGTTCGTACCCGCAACCAGGTGCACGACTTACGCAAGCAACTGAACGACGCGCTGAAGAAACTCGGCGACCTTGAAGACATCCGCAAGTCGGTGTTTGGCCTGGCACCTGACCGGCTTGCAATTCCGAATTGGCAATCCCAAAAAGCAAAGGGCAAGAGCCGCCCCGAAATCGCCACGCTGTTCACCAGCGACTTTCAGGTTGGCGAAGTCATTCGGGCGGAAGAGTTGGAGTATCCCAACGACTACAGCCCGGCGGTGTTTTCCGAACGCTATCGGCGGCTGATAAGCACTGCCATCAAGCTTCTGCAGCGCGAAAGCCCTGACATGAATTATCCGGGCTTTATCTATTTGCGTGGTGGCGACGCCATCAGCGGCAACATACACGCGGACTTGGCGGAAACGCAAAATCTGACCAGCGTGGAACAGACGCAGTTGGTCGCTGAAGAAGAAATCAAGGGGCTTGAGGAATTGCTGAAGGCGGTTCCGAAGGTGACAGTCTATTCCGTACCCGGCAATCACGACCGCACCACACCCAAGCCACGGGCCAAGCGGTTTGTGGCTTTGACCTATGACCAGCTGGCCATCTGGACGATTGAAAAGTATTTCAGTGCCAAGGGCGAGAAGCGCATCAGCTTCGTGACCCCGCCCAGTGGTGACGCCTATTATAGCCTGTTCGATACTCATTACCTTCTGACGCATGGCGACCGGATTGGCAGCCGTGGGGGCCAAGGCTTCGTCGGCCCTGCAGCCACCATCGCGCGCGGCATCCAGAAGGTTCGGCAGCAATTCGCGCGCATGGGCAAGCCCATCAACTTCGTCCTGACCGGGCACTTCCATGTTGCCATGGATTTGCCAAACGGCATTGCCAACGGGTGCCTCGCAGGGTTCTCCGAATACGCAAAGTCGGAACTCAGGGCGGAGCCAGAGCCGCCGACGCAAACAATGTTCTGGACCCATCCCAAATGGGGATTGACCACCATTCGGAGGATTCGCGTTGACCACGACTGAAGAAACCGCACAGACGGTCACGGTTGTTGTTGAACCGTTGCCATTCTTCTTTGGCGACCAATCCACCGGCAGCCTGTGGATATGGATATTCCAAACCGTCATGCAGCATTCAGAAACACCGCTTACACCCAAGACGCTTGACTTCGTGGACCAAGCCTTTGAGCGGGCGCTGGACCGTCTTGAAGGCAAGCGGGTGCAGAAGCTCGAGGTGGTGAAATGACCCTGCCGCATAGGCGCTTTTGTGTTACCAACCAGATTGGCCCCTTTGCCGTGTCAGTTGGATTTACGCAGGACGTACATGGCGAGTGGATAGTGCCGTGCGAAGTGTTTATTGCCGCGCGGGGCAAGTCGGGCACGGAGCTGGAAAGCCACCTTTATGAAATTGGCGTCACTGCGTCGAAACTAATGCAGGGCGAGACGTGACATGGACAGGCGGTTCGCGGAAATCGCGCGCCGCTACACGCCCGCCTTCATCAAGGTGCGTTTCAAGCGCCGGAAGAATGGCAAGCTGGTCCTCAAGCCTGCGCATGCCTGCCTGCAGCGCGAGGAAATGCTGGTCCCGCGTCCGGTGACGCTGGAAGCCCTTGTCTACTATCTGCACGAATGCGCGCATTTCCACTTGCGCCACTTCGACCCCGAAGAGGCCCGCACGTCTAAACTGGCGGCGCTTTATGCCGGGGCGGCAGCGCCTACAGAGGCCCAACAGGAATACGAAGCCGAACAGTGGACGCTGGCCACGCTAAGGCGCGAGGGCATTCCGGTCCCGGCTCATGTGATTGAAGACATGCGGTCTTACGTCAAGCAATGCCTGGTCGCCGATGGCGGCAAGGTCGTCCCGCGCCGTGTGCGCAAGTTTATAAGGTGAAAGGATAAGCCGTGAACATGAAACTTGTCATTGAGATTGTCATTGGTGCACTGAACTTCTTTCCGGGCTACAAGACGCGCGTTGCGGCCATTGCGTCTGTCATCAGCGCCTTGGTTGTTGCTGCCAGTGCGGCCCTGTCGGCGTTCGGTGCGGGCTTCACCATTCCCTACCTGAACGAAGTGAATGCCCTGCTGATTGCGCTGACAGCGGTGGGTGCAGCGAACCAGCCCAACAACGTGCCGAAGCCGTGACCTATCTTCGGCTCGGCCTCTGGGCCGCGTTCGTTGCGGGGCTTGTCTACGCAGGCTGGGTGGCCAATGGCTGGCGATTGAAAGCCGCCACGGCTGAAGGCTATCGGCTTGAACTGCGCAACGAACTAGAACGCCGGGTCGCTGCCGACGTGGCCCGGCTGAAGGCGCAGCGTGAACTGGCAACAGCGCAGGCGCGCGTGGTCGAAAAAGTCAAAATCGTCAAACAGACTGTCACGAAATATGTCCCGCAGAATAACCCTGAGTGTGACCTTAATGACGTTGTCGCTGGCCAGTTGCAGCGCCTTCGGGAAGGGGCCGACATGCCCCCAGCCCCCGGCGGAACTGCTGCTGCCAGCGAAGCCGCTGGGGACTAAAGGCGAAGCCCCGGCGGTCACGCAAGGCGAAGTGCTGGGGCAATATGTCGAAGATATCGGGCGCTTTGAAGAACTGCGCCTGAAGCACAACGCATTGGCGGATTGGCATATCAAGGAATGCGCGCATGGCGGATAATGCTTTGGCCAAACAAGTCGGCAAGAAAATGCCCGAACGCCGCAAGACGCGGCTTGAACAGATAGCCGACGAAATCCAAGCCTATGGCGGGCGGGTGCGGGACGACTTCATGGCCGGGGCCGAACGCAGCGCGCAGGGCTTGGGCGATATTGTCGAACGCGGCGACGTGCTGACGGGCATTCCCCGCTTGGCCTTGGGTGGGACAAGCTGGATGGGCGCACCTGTCAGCGCCGCGCTTAGTCCGGTGCTAGGCCCAATCCTTCAGCCCGTGGGCGAAGCGGTCAACACCTATGTCGGCCAGCCCGTGGAAGACCTGACGGGATACCCTGCGGACATTACCAATGACCTTGCCATGACGGGATTGACGTTGGGGGCGGTGAAGGGCTTGGGCGTGACACGTCCTTACCTTGCAAGGGCAGCAGACCAGGTGGAAGGCATGGCGAATAGGGCGGGGTATACGCTCAGGAAGCCTGCCAATGTGTATGGTTCAGGGCCGACATTGACGCCGCTAGTGGACGAGGCGGGTGGAGGTATTCAAGCAAAAGTTACGCGATTGACGGGCGCAGACACAAAGCGACTGTCTGCCATCGAGCAGCAGATTGCGGATTTGACGCCGCAAGCGGAGCCACTTCGCAAGGCTTATCAGCAAGCACTTGACGCGCACGCCGCCGCACGTCCAGACGGTGTGCCGCGCGCCGCTTGGCGTTCTCAATTCCAGGCACCGGAAAACTTGGCTCCATACGAGCTAGTGCGGCAAAAACTCGCCACACTCAATGAGGAGCGCAGCAAGTTGGCGGCACGCATGACAAGGCGCGAAACTATGGCTCCCATTCGTGCCGCCGCAGAACTTTATGCCGACAAAGTTTCGAACATGCACAAGAACACGGATTTGAATTTCAAGGCCATGAGTGTGACCGATTACAATTCTGCCCCGTCTGTAAAAGTCTATAAGTCACCGAATTGGAATGGCAGGCAGTCAAGCGAGTATAAGGTAATAATGGTCGATGGTCGCCCGGCCTATGCGCGGAAATCAAATCACTGGGGCACTTTCTCCACGAACGTCAGCAATCCAGACGAAGCGGCGGCAATTCTTGGGATAACGCGCGAGCAAGCTGAGCAAATCGCACTGAACGACCCGTTTGGCAGGATAACAAAGAAGGGCCACGCTTGGCGACTTGAGGGGGGAAACGAAGGCGCAAACAACAGCCAAGCCGGTTACGTCTTCCTTGACGAGTGACGCATTCAGTTTATCTGCCGCGCCTTCATTGCCGACCGGCTGGCCTCGGTACTGCCCCGCGCCACGATTGATATCTGTGCCTCTGGCCCCAGCATTTCCCACGCTCGCCTGAACGCCGCCAGTTGCGCCCCGACGCAGGGCCAGCCAAGGGCTTGGGCTTCGGCGTTGTCATTGGCAAGGCTCAATTCGATTTCATGACCGCCTGCAACCGCTTTCTTGGCTTGCTTTGCCACCTCGCGCGCGGCTGTATCTTGAGCGACGGCCAAGGCGTGCAGGGCCGTCCAGACACCTTCAGGGACAGCATTGCGACCGCTGCCCCAGCTTTTGACGGTATCCGGGCGCACGGACAAAAAGGCTGCGGCCTCGGACTGTGATAGTCCAAGGCCCGCAATGATTGACGCGAACAGCGTTTTCAAACGGCGCTCCAGCCGCAATCAGGGTCAAGCCGATAGCTTTTGAAGCCAAGCGGCTTCTTGATAAGAATGCGCCCAACCCCCGTGCAGTTGCCGCGTGACAAGTAAGCGTTTTCGGCAAGCACGCGTGCCCTAAATTTTGAGGCAGGGGCAAGACCAGCCTCCGTCATGCGCTCAACTATCCACTCGCGGCTTACAGCGCCAATGCGGCTTTCGCCGCCGCGCTTGGAAATTCCGACGACAACAGGCTTCACACACAGGTTGTATTCAGCCGCTGTGTGCAAGCGGCCCTTTGAGTTCATTTCAAAGGGGGTTTTCATGTTAGGTCTCCACCTCTTGCGGGGGGCCAATCCCCCCGCGCTGAAGTCAATGTATACACTGTAAGTGTATCTTTCAAGGGTCACCCCCACGTCAGCCACTGATTAATCAGCGACACGGTTGCGCTTTGAGGCCGCAAGCAGTTTTTGCAGCAGGGCAATGCGGGCGCGCACTAGGGCGTGCAACTCGTCCTGCAAGCCTTCCGGGGGTTCGTGCGTTCCCGCCACCCAGCGGCGCATGGTGCGGTCGCTGACGCCCAAGTCACGGGCCAGCGCGGATTGAAAAAGAGGCCCGTAAAGGGCCTCTCCCACTTTTATCAGGTCGCCTCGCATTATTGCTCCAAGGCTTCCGCCAGTATCTTGTCGATAGTGGCCGTCTCGCTTTCGGTCAGGTCGCGCTCCAAGGTCTGAAGCCAGCCAGACGTGCCCAGCTTGCCGATATGCGTGAGAAGACGGACTGTCCCAACACGACGGGCCTCCGCTTCGGTCATGGCGGCGGCAATTGCCGTGCCTGTTTCGTCGCGGTCTACAACGTAAGTGACGTATGCCATTTAGGGCTAGTCTCCGTCGACTGAGAGCACAAGGCAGGCCGCTCCGTCCTTCCAGAAACGGTCGTAAATCATCCAGGAGTCCAAATCATCTGGGCGACCAATTTCAGGACCAAACTTGCTGTCAGAGTAGTGCCCTGCGTGCGGCCATGACGCTTTCAGAACACGCCTGTGACCGTCAACAGTAGCGTCGTGATATGTAATCATTTTGGCCTCCTAGCCAATCAACGCGGGCCTGATTGCCCTGCGCCATGTCCTACACATAGGTCATGTCATTGCGCATTACAAGCTCTTTCGTCACCCCCACGTCAGCCATTGATTAATCAGCGACACCGTCGCCCCAAAGCTAGAAATGGCCATGGCGCACAGAAAGCACCAGAAGACAAAGAACGGCCAGACGCTGGCGCAGGCGTGGTCCAGGCGCTCCTCGCGGGTTCTCGCCCAGCCCTGCGGCGGGCGCTTCAAGACCCGGCGGCTCATGGCGTGCCCACCGCAATGAACACCGTGACCAGAATGGCCAAGGCAGCGGCAAGGTCAAAGACGAATACGGTGACAATCACAATGCCGCGTGCTACGCGGCCAATAGCCTGACGCATGGTTACCTCATGTGTGGGTTAGGGCCGGGTTCGGTGTTGGTAGCACCGGCTCGGCCCGCTTCGTTTGAAGCCCTGTCACCCTACATTCCAGACGTGAACGAATCGGAAAACTTGTTCGGGACTATTTCGGGACTCCTATGCAGGTCGTGTCCTGTTCGTTCTCGTTTTTGCAAGTTTGCGTCTTGTGTGCATGTTCCAAAAAGCCTAAGAACTGCGCCATTCCAGCCGTCGGGGCGTAGCGCAGTCTGGTAGCGCATCTGGTTTGGGAGCAAGAAGTTGCTGACCCGTTAAGCCTTGTTTTTCATAGGCTTGGTGACCACCGGCTTAATTCCTTCGGGACTATTCCGGGACACAACAGCAGCCATCGCAGCCCGAACGTCGTCAATCATCGCGTGGGCATAGCGGGCCGTGGTGGCGATATCCCGGTGGCCCAGAAGGTTCTGAACCACCTTCAGGTTCTGGCTGGCCCTGAGCGTCCGTGTGGCGGCGGTGTGGCGCAAGTCGTGAAACCGGAAGTCGCTTATCCCTGCCTGCGTCAAGGCCCGTTCCCAAGCCCTTCGCCAGCCCGTCTGGGTGAAGGGGTGCCGTTGCCCTTTCCGCCTTCCCTGCCGACCCCTGACCACTTCGTAGGTGAAGACCCGTTCCTTGTGGTTTCCCCGTTCGGCTGACAGCAGGGCGACCAGTTCGGGAATAAGGGGTACGAAGTGAACCTCGCCCCCTGGCTTCTTGGACTTGACCAGTAGGCGAATGACGCCCGCGTCAAAGTCCACCTGACCCCATGTCAGTTCGATTGCGTTCCTGAGCCTTACCCCCGTTATCAGGGCAAAGCGAACCAATGGGTGCAAATCCTGCCGCAAGGCTTCGAACAGCCTTTGCTCTTCCCCCGCCGTCAATTCCCGCACGCGCCCTTGCGGCTCGCGCAGCATGAAGTCCGTCCAGTTTATGGTGGGGCAGTCGGCCTGCCAGACCTTCTCGGCCCTGCGCATCATGCGGCGCAGGACTTCCAGCTCGCGGTTCACCGAAGCGTCGGAAACTTTCGCCCGCCTCTTGGCGATATAGACCGCCAACATGGGGCCGTCGATATCGTGCAGCGGCGTTTGAAGTCCAAGCCCCGTGCATAGGTTGGCAAGCTGGTATTCGGTGGTTTTCGAACTGGGCTGAAACTTGGCGACTTCGGAGAAATAGCGTTCGGCGGCTTTGTCCAGTGTCAGGCTTGGTTTTCGTCGGCTTGCGCCTTCGGCTGCGTCGAGGCGGAGGCGGGCTTCGACGGCTTCCGCCGCGCGGCGAGACGTTGTGCCCGTGCTGCCATGAAGCCGCCGACCGTTGACAACGAAGTCAAAGTGCCAGTACGGCGAATTTTTGGGGCGATAGACGGACATTGCCTGCGGGCCTCAATGAAAGCGTCGATGTCGGCTTGCGTGAATTTCCGGGTGCGCTTGCCGATAAGAACATAGCGAATGTCCCCGGCATTGACATGGGCCACAAGCGTGCGCGTGGATATGCCTAGCATTTCCGCCGTTTCTTCCATGTCAAACAGGATACGCGCGGGCCTGACGGTCATACCCTTCGTTCCTTCCTCAAGTGCCCGTCACGAATAGCCCCTGCCGTGCTGGGTGCTACCCCATAGCGCGCGGCAACCGACGCCAACGCCTCGCCCGCGTCCAGGTCACGGCGCATATCGGCGACCTGTTCGTCGGTTAGCTTCCGGTGCGGACGGACAATTCCAGTGCCGCGACAGTTGGGGCAGGGGTGCGCTGTCATGGCTCTTCGTCCTTCCTGTCCAGTTCCCGCCGCAGCCCCTTAATCGTGGCTTCTCTGTCTGCCAGCAAAGCCAGAAGGGCAGCTATCAGGCGTTCAAGACGTGAAGGGTCGGTGGGGTTGGTCATGGCTCTTCACCGTTCCGCGCGGCGTCGGCCATTTTCTCAATCTCACCAGCCAATTCGACGTAAGCAATGTAACTGCCGCGACCCTCGAACGTCCCCGCCCTGACGGCGATAGCCTTGAGCGCCGCACGCAGCCGCGCCTCGCGGGCTTCTGCTGCGCCCAACAATTTGTTCAGTAGTTGTGCGAGCGTGGTTGCGGCGGCGACTTCGTGACGCAGCTTCTCAACCTCACCCTCAAGGGCTTCAATGCGGTCGGCGGCGGGTGAAGATCGCTCTATGGCTTCCGGCTTTGCAGCCGTATCCGCACCCGCCGCCTTGTCCACGCCATCGCTGGCGAGGATTTCGTTAAACTTTTGCAGGATAATCGCCCGCACGATTGTGTTACTGGCGCTCACCTTCCGTTTCGGGGGGAGCATCTCATCCCGCAGCGCCTCAACAACGGCGCGGATACCTGCGCGGTGCATCGCACGCTTCATTTCAGGGGTTGGAAACTCCAGACGCGCCCGGTTCTCGTAAGCATCGTCATAAATCCGGCCAAGGTCATAAAGTGTCATGTGCTTCGTTTCGGTCATGACATTCGGGCCTCGTACCTATGGTCCGCGCGGTCTTGCGTGGCTTCCCAATGGCGCATGCGGAGAAACTCGACTTCGACCTTCGCCTGATTTGCCAACGTCCTGGCGCGCACCATTTTCTTGATATAGTCCGACCAGAAGTCGCTGGCCTTTACTTGCAGTTCTGCTTTGCTGACGGCCATGTCCCCCAGTGCCGTCATGCGCTGGCTTAGGACGGCACTCTTGCCTTCCTCAAGCATGCGCGCGGCAGCATCCAAGTCCGCCCACTTCATGGCGGCTTCGCGGTAAAGTTCAGACTGGGGGCGCTTGTTCGTGTTCATTCAGCCGCCACCCTGACCAGCGCCTTGCGCTGTTCTGCCAAAGCGCCCGCAATCATTTTGGCTTCGTCGGCATAGCTTTCCTTCAGCCTCGCCAGCTTGGGTGCGTTCTCCGCATACCAATCGTCCAGTGCGGTTTCGGTCTTCAGTGAACCAATGGCCTTAATGCTTTCGGTGACAAACGCGCGCGCGGCCTGACTGCGGTCGGGCTGGCGGCTGTTGTCTGCCGGCTTGCCAGCCGGCTTGTCGTCATCTTCGTCCGCGTCGACACCTGTCGGAATCTGGAATAAGCCAAGAATGAAATACTTGCGGGCTGCTGTGTGGCACTTGTTCAAACACTTGTCGTCAAAGCCGCCTTTGGTGTTGCGCATGCTGGCGAGGCCCGTGATGCGATACGGTCCCGCTGTTGCCCCGCCGCTTGACAGGAAAAAGTCATAGTTCGCAGCGACTAAATCCCTGTCACCTATGACGTTGTAGGACACTTCCGACTGCACAATCGCCAGGCCGCACTTCACAAGCGCGGGCTGCACCTTCTCCAGCACGTTCTCAATGCTGGCGTATTTGTAACCGTAAAACTTGTTCTCACCCGTTTTTTGCACGTAGCCCACTTCCTGCATGACGCTCAACACGGCGTCTGAAATTTCCTTTGGCATTGTCATTTGTTTGTCCTCCGAACTTCCCCGTTAAACTTCCGCCAGCCGCTGAACTTGCGGCCTTTAAGTTTGCTTTGCGGGCGGTCCATTTCGCCCGACACAATCTTTTCGTGCAGTTCGCGCGCCACTTTCAGGCGCTTGGATTTGGAATTGCGTTGGTGTTCGAACGCCGACTTTTCCCGGTGACACCATACACAAATCACCGCTAAATTGCTTGCTTCGTGGGTGCCGGAATCCACAAGCGCCTGAATATGGTCGAAGTGGAACTGGTCCCACGGACAGACGCGCTTGCAGATATAGCAAGCCGCCTGAACCTGGCCCGCCTTCAGGGCTTCCAGCTTCATACTGGCGCTGATTGCGGGGCGCTTCATGACCGCGCCTCGCGGATTGACAGGTTGCCGTTTGCCGCGCGCTTAATGACAACCCCGTGGCCCGATGCTTCTGCGGCATCGTCCTGCACCAAGGCTTTCAGTTCCTTCGCCGCGCCCGCATTTATCTTCGCGGGCTTGTTGGTCGATAGCCAAGCGTCGGCCCATGACGCCCACTCATTGTGCCCCGACATGTCCACCTTCAGCTTTGCATTGCGGGGCTTTGGTGGTTCTGCGGTCACTGGCTCGACCGTGCCGCCGTTCTGGACGTTGTTCCAGAACTGCAATTCCGCATTCAGCAGCAAGTCGGCATAGAACGGGTCGTAATCGACGGTGAAACATTCCCAGCGCTGGGTGCCGACCAGTACGCTGAGTATTGCCGTGCGCTTGCCCGTCACCGTCATGTAGTGGTGCAGCTGCGGCATGTAGCGCTGCACGACCGCTTCGATATCGCCGAAGGGGTTGACATGCTTTGCCTCGAACACCGCTTCGCCGACAAATCCGTCCAGCCTGGCACGGATAAAATTATGCTTCGGGTGCGTCCAGACTTCGTCCACCCCGGTCACTTCCATGCCAGTGTGAAGGTGATACCAGCGCCTGTTGAACTCTTCAGTCCACACGCCAAGCTGAACCGGAAGTGACCGGGACAGGTCTTCCGGTTCCACTTCGCCGCGCTTCTCCGCGACCAGCCGGGCAATGCGCTGTGCATCGCCCGACAGAATGATATTTGCGTCTGACCCGCCGATATATCCCTTGCGGTCCATTAGAACGGCTCCCGAATGGCCGTCAGGTCGCGGCCCTTCTGCACCAGCCATTCAGTGCTGGTGTCGTGCAGGACGCTGTCAATGTTGTCCTGCATTTCCTGCTGCCAGCGTTGTCCGTGCTTGCTGGACATTTGCAGCTTGGCTACGAGCCGCTGCAGGGCGCGCAGTTGCTGGTGGACCGCTTCGATATCGGCGGCATCCTCGTCCAGCAGTTTAGCGTCAGGCCCGACGTATTCCTTATACATTGCGAAGGTCCTCCTTCAGATTGCGCATTTCGTACATGACGCGAACAAGGTTCGCGGCCTCCTCCATGCGGCGAAGGACAAACAATATGTCCGCGTCTGGGGTTTCCTCGCGCTGCAGGATTCCAATCGCCGCCGCCAGTTGCTGGCGGATGGCGGACTTCAAAGCGTCCTGACTGTGCAGGCGCTCGCTGTCGGGAAACATTTGCGTGACGTTGGTCATGCCAGCGCCTCCGACAACAGGCGCTCAAACTTCATGGACGCGCGCGCCCATTGCGTGAGGGCCAGTTCGTAAGCAATCGACAGCGAGACGCTGTCATTGCGGGTCAAGGCCAGCTCTTCCTTGACCAGCTTCGCCGCGCTCAACTCTTCCGACGCCGCAACGAGTTCCGGTGACTGAGTCACCTCTTCGATTTCGTATCTGGTCTTAATCATGGCAGCGTCCCCTTCACTGGAAGGGTGAGGGGCTTCAGCGCCTTGCACGAAATGCGCTGCTGGGCGTCATAGCGCCCTATGTTGAAGGCGGTCAGACCCGCCCCCATGAATATGGCCAGCGCGATTGCGAGGGCCGAAAGTCGTTCTGCGTTCACCACGTCGTCCTCCTTGTGACGTGGCGAAGTTACACCGTGTGTAAGTTACGTCAACAGTAAAGCTTGCACCCGGTGCAACAAATTATGCGCGGGAATGCACAAAGCAGTGCGCTACCGCTCGGTAGGTTTGGCCATGGTCTGTGGATTAAGACGCCTTCAGAACCCGGATAATCTCCAGGGCCTTGCGCTGGGCTTCGGGGGTGAGTTGCTGCCAGACGACGCGAATGTCTTGGTCAGCGCCTGGGGGGCGCATGAGAAGGTCGGCAGGCTCGCATTGCAGGGCGTCTGCCAAGGCTTCCAGTAGGTGCTGCGTGTATTCCTGCCGCCCGGTTTCCGTGCGTGACAGGGTCGCCGTCGTGGTTTTGACCCCATACATGGCGTCCAGTCGGTCAACCAGCTTCTCTAGCGTCAAGTTGTGGTGCTTGCGCCATTCGCGGATGAACGTCTTGCGGGGCTTCCGCTCGGGGTCGGCCATATTCTGATTGTCCACAAGCCTTCTGCGGTCTACAGCCGTCCCAGTGTAAGTTTTACCCTTGACGCAAATTACACCCCGTGTAACGATTGCGGCATGATTGACCTCAAGACTTGGCGCACACAGCGCGAATTCACACAGGCCCAAGTGGCCGAATTGATTGGCACGAACGTGCCCAACGTCTCGCGCATTGAGACGGGCAACCAGTGGCCGGGGCCAGAACTTATGGCCCGCATTGAAGAGGCTACGAACGGCGAAGTCACCGCGTCGGCCATTCTTCAAGTCTATCGCGAAAAGAACGTCGCAGCAGAATAGGGGGAGACTGTCATGGTCATCGTGAAGGAAGAATGCGCCACCGCAAATTTACCAATTCACAATGAATGCACGCGCGCGGCGTCGTTTCGCCTTCGTGTCCCCGAATCGACAATTTGGAACGCGCGCAAGATTGCGGACGACATTCGCACGCCGGGCCAAGACACGCGCTCGCTGGTCGAAGAAATCCTGTGGTGGCACAACACGCTGAACAACACGGCTATCACCTTTGCCGATTTGTGCAGCAACGAACGCAAGCGACCTTATGTTTATGCGCGCCGTGACGCCATGCGCCGGCTCCGCGAAGTGCGGGGGTGGTCCTATCCGCGCATAGGCCAATATTTCGGCGGCAAGGACCACACGACGGTCATGCACAACCTGGCACAGCCGACCATGTGCCCGCCAATCAATCTGCCGCGACCGCCGCGATTGCCGAAGCTCCCGCGCGTTCCCACGCAGCGTGAAATCCAATGGCAGACAAGAAAAGCCAGCGCGAAACGACTGGCTGAACTGGGACTGGTGGGTCAACCCCAAACGGACGAGGTGAAGCATGAAACTGCTTGAAGCTATCAAGCGCGAAAGCGGCATTCAGGAAATGACTGCCGACAGTATCGCCAAGATTATCGACGAGGTGAACCGCGACCCGCTTATCGGTCTGGGCACCATGTCTAAAAAGCAGCACTTGGTTGACCGTCTGCTTGCGCACTGGCGCATTTGCTCTGCGCAAATCAAGGGCACGCCTGTGCGCGACCCGGCGGCGTTGGTTCTTGATAAGCCCGCCCCCAGCGCGACCGCTGAGAAGGCCGCGCAGCTTACAAAGGCGGCTGGCATATGAACAACGCACTGCACAGCCTAATCGTGCCCGGCGGTGCAGTGCCCGCGCGGCTCCGGCTTCACCCTCCTGCCGGGGCCGCGCAACCATGAACAAATATCGCGCCAAGCCAGTGACGACCGAAGAGGGCCGCTTCGCCAGCCAGCGTGAATACCAGCATTGGTGCGCAAGCAAGCTGCGCGAGAAGGCGGGGGAGATAAGCCACCTTGAACGCCAAGTGCGGTTCAGGCTGGAAATTAACGGGCACCACATTTGCGACTACGTGGCCGACGAAATCTTCTTTGACAAGGCAAAGCAGGCCCGCGTCGTTCTGGACGTGAAGGGTGTGCGCCTACCGACCTATCGCCTCAAGGTCAAACTCATGAAGGCGCTGCTCAACATCGACGTGGTGGAAGCATGAAGGAACTGCCGACACGCGACTGGTGCAATGTGGAGGGCGCAAAGGCGCTCGCCCGCATTATCACGGCCTACTGGTCGGACCGTGGCTATCTGGTCAACGTGGAAATCGAAAGCCAGGGAAAGACCGACAGCGCTCACACGGTTATCGGCGTCCGCTCCGACATGGTCGGCGGGGTGCCACGGTTCAAAATCAACAATGCGGTGAGGGTATAATGTCAGCCTTCCAATCCGCCCGCATGGTCGAAGTCGAGAGCATGACCATCCTGCGCCCGTATCTCAAAGAGAAGACGGACGGGCAGCTTGTCTGGAACGACAAGGGGCCGCTCGCCATGGCCTTGCAGGAAACCGTGGGCGACATGCTGTTCACGAACAAGCAGGGCTTCCTTCGCTCGGTCGAGGTGAAAGCTGAAAGCCGATACACGGGGAACCTGTTTCTTGAAACGTGGTCAAACCGCAATCTCAGCAACCGCCATTCCCACGCCGAACGCGGGTCGAACCCCGGCTGGATGTTCAAGCTGAAGGCTGACCTTCTTCTCTACCACTTCCTCGACCGGGACGAACTGCACACGCTGGATTTCTTCGCCCTGAAGCAGTGGGCCTTCAGCGAAGGCAATCTCTACCGCTACGAGGAAAAGCCCCAGAGCCGCCGCGACCAGTTGAACGACACGTGGGGGCGCTGCGTTCCCATCGCGGACCTGAACGACGCTGGCATCATTTTGAACACGGCAAAGCCACTGGCCTTGCAGAACAAGCAACTCGCGGAGGCGTTTTAATGGCGCGCATCAGAACCATAAAGCCTGGGTTCTTTCGCCACGAAGAACTGTTTGAGGCGGAACAGGCTTCAGGCTTTCCGCTGCGGCTCATCTTTGCGGGCCTGTGGACTGTTGCCGACCGGGAAGGGCGCTTTGAGTGGAAGCCCCGCGCCATCAAGCTGGACGTGCTGCCTTACGACCCTATCGACTTCGCTGCCGCGCTTGAGGCGCTCGCCTCATATGGCTTTGTTGTCAAGTACAAGGTCGGTGCGCGCACGTTCGCGCACATTCCAAGTTGGCACAAGCATCAGCAAGTAAACGTAAGGGAATCCAAGTCTGAAATCCCCGCACCTGTCGAAACAGGTGGAAGCACGTGCATGCACATGCCTGAGCAAGTGCAAGTCCGTGGGGAACAGGAACAGGAAGGGGAACAGGAAGGGGAAGGAGTTAGAGAGGCGCGCGAACTTGTTCGCGCTGACCCACCAGAACCTCAAATCCCTGCCAAGCCCGTTTTGAAAAAACCAAGCCGCGAAGCTCGCGGAACCCGCTGGCCGGCCGACGCGGTCGTGCCCGACGATTGGCTGGAAGACGGCGAAAATGCGCGGATTGAAGGCCAGTTGCCTGCCATCGACTTGCGCGCCGAGGCCACGAAATTCGCCAACTACTGGGCCGCAAAAAGCGGCGGCGGGGCTACGAAAATCGACTGGAAACGGACGTGGATTAACTGGGCCTTGAACGCCCACGGAGCGCGAAATGGTCAACGAAATAGCGGAAAATCGCAACTCGAACAGCTTTCCGACATTGCCCGTCACGGGTTTGCCGCAGCGCGCGTCATCGACTGACGTTGCCAGGCTCTTGGCCCGCTGTTTGGCGAATTACGGCGAGCGACGAGGCGCGGACATGCGGCTGATGGCGGCGGAATGGCACGCAAGCCTCGGGGCCTATCCCGCCGAACGGCTGAACGCCGCGCTGACCGAACACATCCGCCGCTCGACCTACTGGCCAACGGTTGCCAATCTGGTGGACATCATGCGCGAGCAGATGCCGCCACCGGGACTGCCGCGCCATCTTCAGCTTGAGCAAGATTTCTGCCGCGACGGGCGAACCGAAGCCGAAGAGATGGCGCACCGCGCAGCACAAGTCCTTCGCTGGAAGGCCGACAGTGGCTTTCAGAAGGTCGTGGACGGCGGGGAGGCACCTTCGGCTAGCGCTGCACCCGCCAGTCAGTTTCCGGGCGTCAGCGAGGCCCTAAAGGCCAGCGTTGCGGCACAGCGTGCCATCTCGCAGCAAAATTGCAGAACCAATTACGGGACACAGGAGGTTTGAAGGCGATGTCGAGTTTTAAACCCCGTTACAAGGCGGCAACGATTGCGTGTGCCAGTGACGTGTTCGAGAGATACTACAGCAACCCGTCTATGAAACATATCCCGGCAGAAGAGCGGCTGAACGTCTTGGCAGCGAAACTGGGCGAGAGGCTTGGATTTGAGGGTCGAAGATACTTCAGGCCACTCAATGAGAGTAGCCAGCAACCAGCTTATGAGTTCCTGAAAGCCTACTTGATTGCCTTGGGTTCTCACACAGAAGAGGACTTTGAGCGCATGCAACAGGACATCATCCAATTTAAAAAAATGTACAACAAATGTGAGGGCGTAGCATGACGACTTTCTTAGACCAGTTGAAATTTCGCATTGTCTGGGATGAAGCAAATCAAAGGGCAATCGCACCTATTGGTGATTTCCAAATGTTTTTGGGAAATATCAGGTCAGGCAATAGCGACGTAGTAGATTATACTTGGGACATTTTGCGCGACATTGAAAGCGCCGTGCAACGATTGCGCGACGAAATGGAAGCGGAGCAGTTCAAGCGTGCATTGCGAGAGGCTGCCGCCGCACCATGAAGCGCCAGCCCGACGACCAGCCCCCTGACTACGGCCCCGACGAAGCCAGAACCCATGCGCACTGGGTCTTTGAACAGCCCGACCCCCGCGACCGCTCCACCCGCCGTGTCAGGGTGGAGCAGGATATGCCGGATTGGTACCTTCGTCGGGGCTATATCGACACCCACGAAGCCGACGCCCTTAAGCGTTGGCACGCCGACGCCTACCTGGCGGGTCTTCTGCCCGCCTGCATTGGCAGCTATCAGCAAGCCATCAGCGGGGCGACGGGTGACCTGTCGAATACCCGCCTTGCCGCCCAAGCCCGCCGTGACCACGCCATCTCGGCCCTCATGACCCTGCACCGTCATGCGGTCCAGTTGGTGGACGCGGTCGCCCTATCCGGTATCAGCGCCGGGCGGTGGATGATGCAGCACAATGGGGGCAGTCCCAACGAAGCCCTGAACCTCCTGCGGCATGCGGCAACCGCCTTGGCCAAGCACTACGGCTTCAGGACATAAATCCGCTTGCACGCAGAAAAGAACTAATTCAGAAAACGGCTAGCGGGCGAACTGCGTACTGATTCGCGTTTGCCCGCCGTTTCTCCTCCTCCGTTACGACAAACTTGAACAGGCGTTCGCGGGCCTCGGGCCTTGCGCGCGCCTGTTCTTTTCAGGTGTGTGCATGGCTGACCGGACCATATTGCTGGCCCAGAACAAGCGCCATGCCACCCGTGGTCTGTCTGTCGTCAACCCGCAGGAGTTCTTGGCCTACCAAGAAGACGACGACAACCTGACCTATATCGTCGATATGGGGGCTTACCTTGACGGGGCCACCATTGTCTTGGTCACAAGGACGCCGACCGGGGTGGTGATTTCCAACGCCTCGAACACGACGACCCGCCTGACCCAGCGCCTGGCTGGTTATGGCCACGTCGATTTCCGGGTGCAGACTTCGGCGGGTGATACTGAACAATTCCGGGTCTATATCCAGCCTCGCGCGGCAAACCCCGCTTTTTTTTTAACGGCTGGTAGCGGCGGCGGGATTACTGCGCTCGACGGCGACAAGGGCGACGTAATCGTTTCCAGTGCCGGTTCAACGTGGACGTTGGACGCGACTGCGGTCGCGAGCCTGAACGTCTTCACCGACACGCTGAAGGGTATCACCCCGGCCTCTGGCGGCGGCACCAGCAATTTCCTGCGTGCTGACGGCACATGGGCAACCCCGCCGGGTGGTGGGGGCGGTGGCGGTGGCCCGGTCAGTGACGCCGATTATGGCGACATCACGGTTTCCGGGACTGGCACGGTCTGGACGATTGATAACAACGCCGTGACCTTGGCCAAAATGGCCGACATGGCGACGGCTAGCCTGATTTACCGGAAGACAGCCGGAACGGGCGACCCGGAAGTCCAGACGCTGGCAACGCTCAAGACTGATTTGGGCCTGACCGGCACCAATTCTGGCGACCAGACAATCACGCTTACCGGCAACGTCACTGGTTCGGGCACCGGCTCGTTTGCCACGACGATTGCAGCAGGGGCGGTTGGTCTATCGCAAATGGCCAACATGGCCACCTCAAGCCTGATTTACAGAAAGACGGCGGGTTCGGGTGCGCCTGAGGTCAACACCCTGGCCACACTGAAAACCGACTTGGGCCTGACGGGAACCAACAGCGGTGACCAGACTATAACCCTCACGGGTGACGTGACGGGGTCGGGCACGGGGTCGTTCACCACCGCCATTGGCGCAGGGGTCATTGTAGACGGCGACGTGAATGCCTCGGCGGCTATCGCTTACAGCAAGCTGGCCAGCATGACGGGCGGCAGCGTGCTGTTGGGCAACGCCTCAAACGTCCCGACCGTGACAGCCCTGACGGGTGACGTGACAGTCAGCAATGCCGGGGTGACGGCGATTGGTACGGGCGTCATCGTGGACGGCGACGTGAATGCCAGCGCCGCGATTGCCTTAAGTAAACTCGCCACGCAAGGCGCGCGCACTTTTGTCGCCAACAGCACATCATCCACTGCCGTTCCGACGGCTGTCTCCGTCGCCACGGCGCAGGGCATGGTCGGCCAGTTCGATACGGTGTCGGCGGTCAACAGCGCAACGATTGACGCAGGTATCAATCACATCCGCACGGCGGGCTATTACGCGACCGGCGACGGTGGCGGGGCGCTGTACAAGCGGGTGGCGTCAGGAGCTGCTGGTGCGGGTACGCCACGCATCACCTCGAACAGTGCGGCGACCATCTGGGAACTCGACCTTGATACGGTCAATGTCCTGCAATTCGGTGCCTACAACAACGACACGAATGCGGCCACGACATTGAGCGCGTTTCAGG